GCACGATCCGCCTTAATCTTTTCCAGCGTTGCCCCTACGCGCAACGCATCCATAATCCCGCTTGTAGCCGCAGAGGGATTGAATGCCACCAACGACGGGTCTACCGGCGTATAGCGGGGGAGGTTACTCAGCCTGTGGCCTTGGGTGATGATTGCCATTTTTATCCTGTTGGAACAAACGAGAACGGCTTAGAACCGCTAAGGAATTGAGGCTGCTGCATAAGCCCGTATCCCGTCTTCGGCAGCGTATTGGTATTCGTGGTCGCCGCAGGTTTGGCTCCATAACCAAGCAACCCATACCCTGCCATGTTCCCGGCAAAGTTCATAAGTCCTTGAGATTGCGCTCCGTAGATGTTTGCCTTGTTGGCCAACGCAGCCCCTTGATTCGTAGCATTGCCCGTCATCACATCGGCAACAGAACCGGGATCAAGTCCAACAACAGGCTGCTGGATTGATTGACCAAATTGAGCGGCAGCGAGATTGCGGCCAAATCCGCCCTCCTCAATCGACCGAAGAAGCTGGATTTGGTTCAGAAGGTTAGCAGCGTTGTTAAACCGAGTGCCAACATTAAACTCTTCCGCAGCCTGCTCCTGACCGCCAAGCTGAGCAGCATTCGCCAACCGCTGATTCTGCAATTGCAAGCTTGTAAGTCCAAGGTCCCTTGCGGTGATATCACGCCCTAGCCCAGGTACACTACCAGGTCCGGCAACGCCTCCTGCACGGGCAATACCAGAACGCATGATCTGGTTCTTCGTCTCCACGTCCAACCCGCCGCCAAGGTCCAAGTCAGCCTTCGCCTTTGCCACCGCCGCTGCCAATAGCGGGCTCATTGCCGGTCCCGCGACATCTTGCCCCAACCGACCCATCAAAGCGTCCCTAGAGGCATTAGTCGCCTCGGAATCGGCCAATCCGCGCATTACCCCCTGCAACGACTGCTGACGAAGCTGGGGAACTTCGGGAGTCAACTGGCGCTCCAACTCCGCAGACTCAAAAGCGTTCTGGCGAGCAATAGCCCGAGTCTTGGCATCGAGAGCATTGATGTCAACCTGCGAAGCCTTGGCTGCCTCAGCAGCCGCCTTCTGGGCCTTGTTGCCCTGAATGGCACCCGTGATGGCCGAACCAGCGGCAATCGCCAACGGAATCCACCCAAGAGCCATGGACCCAATGAGATCCTTGCCCGAGCCAAAGGCCCAGAGCGGAGATACTAGGAACTTTGTAAGCTCTTGGATACGTTTCATCTTAGAACGGTATAATCTTGTTAAGGGCTTCTCGCCGCTTGGCACATCCGCCACACGTACTCACGCGAGTCTTGAACACGCCATCAATCGCCTTGGCAATCGGTTGCGCAAAGATAGCCACAACATCACCCGCACCACGAAGCCGCTTAGGATGGCGCGCATAAGACGAGAATCGCCCAATCGGACACACGTTATCTCCGTTATGCCTCCACTCCTTGTCCTTCTGGCGCTCGCAGGGAGTCGGACAAAGCTTGCATTGCTCCATCCGGTAATTAGCGATGTTGTAAGGAACTTCCATGGCTTAACTTGTCAGAATTCGATGCCCCGTAAAGAAGCTTGTCGTGCCATCGTTCAGAAGATTCCACGTCGATGCTCCAGTAGACGTGACGTAAATTGCAACATCAACAAAGTCTCCCGCGCTTAGATACCTCGTATCCGTAACGGCCAGCATCACGCCATCAAGATCGTCGTTAACTTGGAATTGCCAATTCGTACATTCATTGCCATTAACCCGAAGCTTAATCTGGCGATCAACACCCGTTGGCGCTCCCGTATCTGGAGCGAGATAGGTAGACCCATGGAACGTGTAATACCCTGTCACGGGAGCCGTGAACCGATTGTTCACTGTAGAAAAGACGTTGCTCGGATCGTAGCTTTCCGCATCGTATACGATTTGAGCATCTCCCGTCCCGGCGGTATAGTTCTGGGCTGCTGCGCTCTTAAACGCACGGAATGGATACTGGTTGCGAGCGGCCGAGTCTAGTGCAGCCTGAGCAGCCACCGCGGCAGCGATGGCCGTGTTCATATCAACCGTAGTCGAATACGTCGCAAACTTATCCTCGAAGATCGACTTCCACGCCGATCCAGCAACGTGATAGTACCTCAGGTCAGTAGCTTTTCCAGTACCGTCCAAGACTATCCAAAGGGTATAATCGGTAGCGGAAGGAGCCGTAGTCGATGCGATGTATCGAAGGCTCTTAAACTCAAGAATCTCAGGAACATACGCACCCGTGGTCGTATCCCAAACGTACCATGTCCTGCCGTTCTTCAACCACGGACCAGTATTGTACGAAGGCGCGGTAGAGCCGATGGTAAAAACCGAGAAGTCGGTGTCGCTCTGAATCGACAATCGTGCCGTGATTGCATCCAAAAACTGCTGAGGATTCCCCTTGAAGTTAGCCGGAAGAGGAGAAGCACGGAAAACTACAGGCAAAGTTGTCGCCATATTATTGATTAGTCACCATTTACATCATATACAACCGCAGTTTCTCCAGACGGAGGCTTCTCAGGAACGCCAACAACCGTACTGCCATAGAACTCCACAAATAGTGGAATCGGGGGCCACGGGGCCGTAATAGTTGCACTTGACGTATCCTGAAACATTAAGAAAACAGATTATAGAAGAACTCGTTAAGATCGTCGTATTGGGTCTCGCACCTAGCGAGTGCCTTGCGATAGGCGTCTTTCGCACTAATTACGGAATTCGCCCATGCAGCGAAAGTAATCGGACCACCTGCTGGCCAAGATGATAATGTTTTGGTGTAGTTTACTTTTGCGTAGTTAGTTGTCGTCCAATCTGAATTGGAGAACAAACCATAAATACCGCAACCTTCTGGCGTTACAAGCCTATTCTCCCCGGTCTCGTCCTCCTCGCACTCTCCTTGGTACTTTTGAGGCTCAGATTGGGCAAAAATTCGGTACGCAGAAACGCCTGCAATTCCTGACCAAATAATGGCAATCTGGAACGCCTTATCGACAAATCCCTTCTCGGCCGATTCCACGCACTCCGCGTTGCAATCGCTAGGCTCTGGTACATCGGTAGTCCTGATGGTCCTTGTTTGAGGCCGCGAGCCACCGAATTCTTCAGCCTCGTGGCCATACTCGGATGAAGCGTAAACCTGACCATTAACCGCATCCAAGTCCTTTTCGCAGACCTTCTGAAAGGCTCCCTTGGTGCCCCTAACGGCAATTGCAACCGCAGTAGGTGAACCAATGTTCTGCAACTCTACTTCGGCGTACTTAAACCGCTTGTAATCTCGGTTATCAAAGTAGTGGAGTTTGGTGATTACGTAGCTCGTGATAGGAATACCATTATCTGTCTTCGTATCTTGGAAGAGTTGCCAGACACGATAGAATCCGTCGTAGTCCTCAGACAGGCAGAACAAAACATCACTTCCGTTGATGACGCAACGGGCAAACTCAATCGGTCTCCAGCCCTCCCAATAGGACGCCCAGCTAGAAGAAGGCTGGTTCTCTACCGAAGATTGGTCCATCACCAATATCCGATTATTCAGCCGCCCAGCAACAGGAACCGCTTGCAGGATGAAGTTCTCGTAAGCAGCGCCGCAAATGCCGGAGATGTCAGAATCAAGCCCGTATTGGGCCATCACCATCTCATTATCGACCGCGTTAAGGCGTGACGTGATATTAGAGCGCACTGCCTCGTCGAGATTGATAAGGCCGCGTGACGACCTCCACCAAATCGTGCCGTACTGGGAAACGATTGACCGAGGGGCTACGCAGCCGACATTCGGAATGATAAGATGCTGGAAGTTCTCGGTTTCGAGCCACTTAGTCCTATCCTGAATCGAAGACTTGATCAGCGTGACCGTATTGGCGGTAAAGCACAAGATACCAAGGCGATCTGGGGTTTCTACGATTCCCGTGCAGTCCTCTGGCAGATAAAACGCACGTCCTTCATTAAGATACTGCTGCTCTTGAAATTCCAGAGGATTCCCAATATCAGAAGCAAAGACGTAAGGACCGCGAGATACCCAAAGGCGATTGTTGCTCCATGCCATCCAAAGACCAACCGGCGTCTGATTTGCCGTTGGATCGAGATGCCCGTTCGTAACACCGTCCCAATAGGCTGCGCGAGATGACCCGTCCTGAATCACCAGAACCGGCCTAGGAGCATCAAGGAAATGAAGTTCGCCGAATTCGTCGTAATAGGTTGTCTGGATGCAGTTTGCCCAAGCAACAAACTTTGCAGCAGGATTAAGCACAATATTCCCCAAAGGGCCATTATTGCTCCCATCGAATGGGGCATAGGAATAGCTGGCTGCACCGAAAGCCGCCGAAACAAGAGCAGGAGCGGACGAACCGCTTGGCGTAAAGAACGTGATGCCTTGTGACTTGAAAGAATCTCCCGCAATTCCCCCAGAAAAGCCGTCCCTTACTGGAGACGAGCCGGGCCGCGTTTGGATGATGCCACCACGATTGATGGTATTCATGCTCATCACGTACTCGCCGGGAAGCAACTTGTCGGGCCTCGTCATCGAGTCGAGACCGAGCCCAAACGAATCGTCGCCTTCCGGTTGAATCGTAACGTCGGGCATCTTAGTAAATCAGCCTATCGTCTTCACCAGAAGTTGGATAGGTATTGAAAAGGATCTGGGGCATCGACGGTCCGGGTGGGCGAGTAGCCTCTGCGTCGTTCGACAGGAGCCTCATCCCTTCGAGTTCATACGCGCGACCGGAATCCAATTGGTTGTCCAGCCGGAACTTGACCGCCTTGATAAGCAGCAGGAGAGCCTCCTTGTTCTCGATGTTGATCCAGTCGGCAGACGAGCGTACCTCAAGATCTTTCTTACGGTACTTGATGCGAATCCAGTTCCGGTCCGGTACGGCAATCCTGCGGTACATCGGAGCGGTCTCCCATGGCAGGTAGTACCCGATTTGGGTGTGGCTTTCCCATGTGGCAGGATCGACGGCTAGAAGTCGGATGAAGCCATTCGTAACTGCTTTCTTGACCTTATCAATCCGCGCGATTTGAGGATAAGACGGATTCGGAACCGCGAACCCATAGATCGTCGGAACCAGCATCCCGTCTTCAAGCAGGCCTCCAGCGCCCTCCGTATAGATACGCTTGCCGTTCACATCCCAACCGTAAACTCGAAGTTCCTTGTTGGAATCTTGGGCATTCTCAACCTCTGCAACGAGATATACGGGGCCTGATGGGTCCTTGTAGGTCGAGACTTGACCGAGTTCGTTCGTGTATCCCCAAGGGATGAAGTTAGGCGTTCCCGTGCCGTTGATGTGGTACTGGAACCATTGGTCTCGGATGAGAGTCGGATAGCCGCCGGAATTGACCGCCAGTACCGTTGCAACCTCCGCAGGAAGCGTTACGCACCCATCGCATACGCAGAGGTCCATCTCTCCCAAAGCAGCATCAAACTTGCCTTGGGAGTTAGCCAGACGCACCGCATCGGAGATACGCCGATAGACGTACTCGTCATCGCACTTGCCAAGAACCTTCTTGGACTCGCTTATAACATCGGATACGAACACGGGATTATTAGGCTAGCGTGCAGCCGTTATTGGCCAACACGATCCAACCACGAGAATTGAAGAATTGAAGGATAACAGCGTCGCCGGGATCGTCGAACGTAATAGTCGTGTACCCAAGTTTTGTTGCCGGAGTAAGCGTGCCATCGCCATTGTCCACAACCATTACAAGGGTCTTGACCTGACCATCAATACCATCTGCTAGCGTCAGAGCATTAGCAGCCGTAGTCCAAATACGGGTGACTGGAGTATAGGGATTGATTGCCCCGGCTCCGGTAATCTGGTCGCTTGATTGAACGAGCCGGTCACGCCGGGTGTTGATGCCGCCGTCCAGAAAGTTGGCCGTCCCGCCCGACAACTCAAGGTCATTGGCCATGAGCATGATGTTGTCGCCTGTGACGAGCATGCCGTATTTCTGGATATTTCCGGCCGGGAGGACTTCGTATACCGTCGTCGCATCGGGGTTGGTCGTCCACGCCGGCGCGATGGTGGCGACCTTGGTCGTGCCGTTGTACGCCGAGATGAGACGGGATTCGCCGGCTACGCCGGTGCCCGACAGAATCTTGACGTAGTACCCGTTTAGTACGTTCGTCAAGGACGGCGCGTTGCCAGAAAGAGTAATGGACAGCGCGGCTCCGGCCTGCGCCGTGCCGAGCTGCGAATACCGGCCCTTGCGCACGACGTTGCCGATGAAAGAGCCGCCGGTGCCCTGCACTGCGATACCGCGGTAGGTGTCGTTGGCCGCGAGCGAGCAGTTGAAGACCGAATTGCCGATAATCTTGGTGTTCGGGCTGGCGCTGACGATGATGCCGTCCTTCTGGACACCGTCGATGACGTTTTCCGCAACAGTCACAGACGTTCCAGCGGCCACGATACCGTACTCGGCAGTGTTGTAGATGGAGTTCCCGACGTACTGGACATCATAGACGGGGTTAAGCACGTTATCGTCGAACACCTCGATGGCCGTGTCTCCCGTATCCCGAATCGTGTTGCCGTTTACTGTACCGCGATTTACGCGAAGCAGGTAGATTCCACGGTATCCGTCAGAGATGACGTTGCTGTTAATGACAAAGCTGAACGTATCCGACACAGCGATACTAGCGTCGGACGCCGAATCGCCGTTGTCGTTGAAGACATTGTTGACGACCGAAATGTCTTCGCAAAGATACGCCACACCGCCGGAAATTGCGCCAGCCACAGCAACACCGAAAGGAGAGTCGGTGAAGAGACACCCCTCAACGACGATACGCTTCGGGAGGCCGGTGCCGACGCCTTTGTGAATGTACACATTGTGCGTGCCGTTGCCGTGAAAACGGCAGTTAGATATAACAACGTCCGTAACGTCGGTGGCTGCCTCGGTCTCGATGTCAATACCGGACTCCAGCGTTCCGAGCCCGGAAGCATCTGCAAAAGTGCTGTTTGTAACCCAGATTTTGCTACCTTCGGTAATTGCGAGATTGTTTCGTCGGCAGGCATATCCCTCAACGCTCTCGAAACGGAAGTTGCTGCCGCTCGACCCGACGTAGTAATTGTCGGTGTAGCAGTCGCGCACAACCGTACCGCGAACGGTCACATTGGACGATGTGCTTGAGATATAAATTCCGTAGCCATAATTGCTTCCAGCAAGAACGGTAGTCTTATCGCCGACGATCTCGCCGCCCTCGATCAGAATGTTGTTTCCACCAAAGCACCGGAAGACGATCCATCGCTCGGTATCGCCATCGTTGTAAACCAAGATGCGAGACCGCTTGCCCATCCGAATTGTAGTATTCGACGGAACGTTTGTAATCGACCCTGTAAACGAGCAGAGGAGATAAAGGTCTCCGTCGGGGAAAACAAGCGTACCGGAGCCAGCAGTAGAAATAGCCGCGAAGGCCTCCTGCAAGGCTGTCTTGTTGGCGGCAGCGTAAGCGTTGCTTCCGGTACGAGCCCCGAACCAAGAGAGCTGGATCTCGGCAGCATAGAGGCGAATCCAGCATCCGCCGCCAGCATCGGGCTCAATGAAGATGCCATTGTCGTCCGTGGCAATCGAATTGGAATCGTAGTAGAATTGACCGCCGCCACCATCGCCAAGGGCCGTATGGGAGGCTACCGTAGCAACCGCTCCATCGGTCATGCCGGTCACGCTTGCGTCACGTAGATCCTCAATGGTCTCGTAGTCAAAGGTGAGTCCGGAGCGGGTAACTTGACGCACCAAGCCGGTTGACTGCTGGAAAACAAGCAGGGTGTCCGCAGGGGAAGCGTTGGCGATAGAGGGGTAAAGATTAAACTTCATTTAGCTAGTTGTTAGAATGGCGGCTCCGGTTTCGTCCAAGATCGCATCGCAATCTTCATCGAACAGGGTTGAGACTAGGGCGAATGGCGGAGTTAGGCCGGGGCGCGGTTCGGCGTAGGCATTAGTATCGTTGCAAGGATTCTCGGGGCGTACAGGACGTTCGCAGGTGCGCTTTTCACGGTATGGGAAGCATTGGCCCAAATCAGGATTAGTTGGCGTCTCGAAAGAGCCGCAAACAGAGGTCGTATTCGGACCCGTACCATTCCATGGATTGCAACAGCCGGCCATATTATCTATTTCTTAATCATACTAATCCATTTCCTTTTCGTCCATCTTCTTCTTCGCCTTGCGATTCATAGTCTCTTCAAGGTCATTGTCTTCGCTCTCTCCGTTTGGCGTGATGGACATGAGTTCGAGGTCGTAGGAGCACGTCTCGTCCTTCATGTTTTCTGTCTTGCTTGTGACCCGCGCCTTACCCGTAAACTCGAAGTCCCCGTCGGGAAGCTTAAGCCCCTTGACGTTGGAAATGTAAACGTTCGGGTAGTAAACCTTGTTCTTCTCCTCCTTCACGGGCATAGCCCCAGATGGGCTCTTACGCCCTAAGTCGATAGTCTTCATTTATTTATCTCTTCCTTTGTACCAGTTGCGGATTACGATTAGCATCGTGAAAAGGGCTGCGGTAGTGCCAAAGATGGCCCCAAAGAAGGTTACGAGCTTGTTGGCGGAATCAAGCCATGATACGACTGCTCCACTCCACCCAGCAATTGTGCCAAAGGCCCCGGACAGAACGGGACGGGCGTGGAAGTACCCTGTTACGATTGCTAGCGTTTCCTTCATGTGGTAGGGGGCGTTGTATCTTGTTTGGGCTTAAGCTTAGTATGCCAGACAATCGGCCCAACAATCGCCAACGCTGAACCGATACCAATAATCAAGAGTAAAACCGGGTGTCTTTCAACAAAAATCCCGAAACCACAAGCTGCTGCTAATGCCGCACCTCCGTACATTATAAAGTCCCATCCCCTGACGAGCCCAAACAACGCTAATGCTGCGCCAAGAACCAATCCGGCCTTCATCCCAAGATTCACCCAATAGTCGCTTTGCGCCTGCTTTTCCTCCGCAATCGTCGGTGCCTTGTCCGGCGTGAAGCTGCGAGGCCCATCAATGGCCGTTTCCGTGCGATTTAAGGCCATTTGGGACGCCTTGGATAGGGTGAGCCTAATCGTGCCCAATTTCTCGTTAAAATCGAATGTAGAGCCCTCTGGGAGGATCAGGGTTGCTTCGCTTTGTTTTGTCTCCACCTTCGGCTGAACCTGAGAATCTCCTTTAATCTCGACCGCGCCCTTATCGCTTACAACAACAGATGGGCTCGTTGCAATATGCCGAACAGGCTCCTTCTTCCACCAGCCAGCTTGACAGCCGGCTAGCGAAAGGCAAATTGCAAGAACCGAGACTTTAACAGGATTCGGCATAAATTAAAACGAGAGGAGCATGGCGTTGGTGCCAAGTTGCGTTCCTGCAAGAAGCGGCGGCGCAGCCTCGGTCGTGGCGCTCGCCACGTCGGACCAAGCGGAGGAGCCATACTCGTTGTACGCGGCGACGCGGTAGTAGTAGGTGGTCCCGCTGGAAAGGCCGGTGTCGGTGTAGGAGGTGAACCCGGCGGCGAGGTCGGCGATTTCGGTCCAGCCGGTAGAGCCGTTGGGGCTGCGCTCGATTAGGACGCCATCGGCGTCCGAGGCATTGTTGGTCCAAGACAGGGAGAGGACAGAAGGGCTGACCGCTGTGGCGATGAGTGAGGAAGGAGATAGTGGGCCTTGTGTTTCGTACTTATACGCCCCAACATCCCAAGGGTCAGTTCTTATGACTTCGTTAATGTCAGTGGTGAAGTACTCCGATAAAATTGTCCCGACTCCAACCGCCGGTCCGCCATTTGACAATGAATACACTCTGCCTGAATAGTTGATAAACGGGTCTGATGCTGAAGACACTGAATTTGCTCCAGAAACCTCCGCATTGCTTAGGTTGTAATTCCGGTTAGAAATGTTCTCATCACCAATACCAGCTAAGTTCCAGTAGATGTTGTTCCTGCTTTGCGAATCGGCACTATACGTTCCGGCTGATGTCATTGTCCCATAGTGAACATTAACCGCTGTATTGTTCCACCAGAAAACAGTATGTTCTGTGTCTTCGGCCGAGATAGCCCTAGAAACACCGGACCACGGAGTTCCAGACCCAACAGCGTCACGGAACAGGTTGTTGTAAACATACCACGTCTGTGGAACATTCTTCAACATGATGCCTTCGGAGTCCCAATTCCAGCACTCGTTACCGTAAAAATAAATTGGGTGTGAAACGTCTCCGCTTATGGCGTTTATCAGGTTCCCGTGTAAAGCAACATTAGAATTATTTACGTCGTATAACTTACTGTACCTGATAGTACAGCCACCAGAGGCATTTAGCTTAAATACGTTAACCGACCCATGAAAACGACAGTATTCAACCGTCAGATTAGTAACTATGCCATACCCCACAGCCGGGTTAATATAAACCGACGACCCGTCGTCTGTATAGTTGTATGGTGCCGAACCGCCGGGGCCGGCCACCTCAATGTTACGTAAAATAACTCCAGTGTTTCCGGTGTTGATAAATATGCCGGAGGAGCTCCACGATGCGCATTGCGTAACACACTTTATTCCAGAATCAACGCGTCCGTCGATAGACACATAACTGCCTAGTTGGTCTGTTCCGCTTGCCCACTTAATTCCGTTCTCTGCGTCAATAACGACCTGAGCATCAAAGTCAGAAGACCAGCCGGCGGCTGCGGCAGGAACAACATCGGTAGTTCGTACTCTAGCTATGGTAATATAACTACCAGACGTACCGCTCTTACCCACGTTAAATGCGGTAGAATATGTTCCGCCAGCGACCCATATTGTGTCTCCCGGAGAAATTGACGCCCAAGAAATTTGGTCAAACTCGTTCCATGCGTTTGACCAATCGGTTCCATTATTAGAACCAGCGGCAGAGATTGATACATAGAAATTAGACATAGGTAAAAGAAACCGACCCACCGCAGTTGTTGGCGGAGCCGGCTGACGACGGGGTTCCCGTGCCTCCGGTCCATGCAGCATTATTTACTGTTAAGGTGGCGGCTGGAGTAACGGTATTGTTAAAGTCATACCACTGGTCTTGACCCAACGTTTCTTGTGACAAAACGTAGTAAACCGCGCCAGCCGACAGAGATACCGGAATAATATTGGTAAATTTGAAATTACCCGCAGGAGCCCCTGCGGTGTTAACCGAAGCCGTAGCAACAACAGCACCGACAGAATTCCTTACCTCTATTGTGTGTGTTTGATTGTTGCCTGCCGTCACCCATCTTCCCAACGAAGTGACTTCTAAATTAGATGCGCCAATAGTAATTTTGCACCCGACCCAGCCCGAATAATTATTTCGTAGAGTCCCGGCCACATTCTGACTTATGGCTACTGTTTCCGCAGCCCCCACACTCACCCCATTCACCGACGCGATGTTCGCCTTGGCCACTCCCTTGTAACTGGCCAACGAGCCCCACGCTACTCCGTTTAATGTTCCGATTGGCATGGCGCGTTACGAGAGGACGATGGTGTCGGGCGACGGGGAGAAGAAGAGTTCGTCCGCCGAGTTCGGAAAACCGACGATTCTGACCGCAGCCGCCGCCGTAACTGGCGCAACCGTTGCAATCTCTCCAGCCGTTTCGCTCATAAATACAGGCGCACCAATGAGCCCAACCATGTCAGGGAACTTGGCGTCAGCGCGGATCTTGCCAATGAGAAGCATTGTGGTAGCGTCGCCGTCAGCCGCCGCCCCCTGCACGCACATGCCGAGCTTCTTGTTGTAGCCGTCGGCATCGTTCGCATCCACCAACTCCCATCGTGAGTCGTTGTTGTTAAAGTAACAAATGTCGCCAAAGGCAAGCGCCGCCCCTGCAACACCCGGCTCAGTAATCCCGGCATATGTACCATCTGCCAAACTAGGACCAAGATTGAAGCCGTAAACCGGATCTCCAACCACATTCCATCTCGTTCCAGTATAGATAAATCCGAGAATCAGGGTCCCGCTTGCCGGAACAACTACGCTTGTAATCGTACCTTGCCGGTTAATCGAATAGGAAGACGGAATCGTTACCGTACGCGCGGTTCCATCAGCATTCAGCGTAAGTCGGAACTCCTTCTCAATCGCTGGAGTTGCGTTGCTAAACGTAAGAGTAACATTCGACGTGACGCTCTTGACGTTATCGGGCTTCTCTACGTCAATAACCGTGCCGCTCCCCATGTCGTAGGGAATAATCGTGCGCGACCCCGCCAAACGATAGCCATTCAGCAAAGGGTTGTTTGCTGAGATTCCGCCTTCGGCCATTTCTGCCGTGTTCGTCGCAATCTTCTTCAGAAGATCAAAATCGTCGTCATTAAAAGAGGGATATGCCATTGGTCGGATTATTAAGCGTCTGCAAGCCTAGCAGAAATATAGGTAGCTTTCTTCATTAGGACCGTCTGCGGATCGTTCCAGTTGGGGGGATTCAAGTTTGCCAACCCGTTGTTAATCGCGTAGTCGTACAAGTTGCTTGCAATCTTGAACCAGAGGTTCCACTTCTTGTCGTTGATCTCGGGACTTAGTGCCATGGTTATATTGCAATTAGAACAGCAGTAAAAGAAGAGTCAACCCTGTTCGTTGAAGGGGTTCCGGCCGAAAAGGTAGAAACCTTGATTCTCGATAGCGGCGGACACTTTAAAAACGGCAAGTCATTCCTATGGTGGTATTTACAGCAAGGTAGGCATTGTCCTGAAATAGATATGGCGCGATAAGCGCACGGGTCGCGGTATTGACGGTAGCCCTCAATCGCATGTCTTGATCGGCGTTAACGCAATGACCATCCCACGAGGTCAAATAAGCGTTGTATCCCGCAGGAACCATGATGCGGGCCGAAAGACTCTTGTTTCCGCCAGCGGTGATTTGTTCAACCTCAATGACTCCTCCGTTGATGCGAAGGCGAATGTTGCCGACGGCGACGGCTCCTGACCCAACGGTTTCTGCCTCCATCCAAAGGACTGCGTTGACGCCGGTAAGGACGTTGGTCCGCAACGTTGTGCCGTCGAGTTCGATTGGGTCAGACTGGACGAAGTTGTTGGAACTATTGATGTAGGCAACGCGCACCGTATTGATTCCAGTTCCGCCCACGTCGTCATTCACGCTTGAGCTTAAAATGTCTAGCGACGAGTTGGACAGAATCGGAATAGCCGCGACAGAATTATCAAACTCCTTCACATCGTTGAGGACGGACGTTGAAGTGAAGCCGGCACGCCTGCCCAAAATACGCCAAACCATCGAACTATGGGCGCGATACGCTCCAGTAGTTTGGACCTCCTCGATTATATCATTCGCCTGGCCCTGAACCTCAAGAGGAGAGGCCCTTAGCGCAATGTCTACTTCCCCAGCAACGGCATGAATCGCCTCAACGGCCGACTCGGTTGCAAAATACCCACCATAGGTATTCTCTACAATTCGCTTCTGGAGATCGTGCTCCCTATCGTTAATCGACGGGAGGCTTGCCATTGGAATTTGAGCTAGGGCTCTGGGTCATTGGAATTAAAACTTGACTTGCGAAGGTCTTTCAGACATTAAATAAAGCCTATGCCTAAGTTCAAAGACCTGACTGGACAAAAATTCGGACGCTTGCTGGTTGAATCCCGCGCGGACAAAGGACCGCGAGCATGGTGGAACTGCAAATGCGATTGCGGAACTGCGAAAATCGTGTCATCTGTCCTTTTGCAATCTGGCGACATCGTATCATGTGGCTGCTATAAAAAGGAATACGATAAGATTAAATGCTTAAAACACGGGCACGCCCCGTCGCCCACTAAGCCGCAAAGCCCCGAATACGCTACGTGGCGAGGAATGAAGTTTAGGTGCCTTAATCCAAGGGCTCCCAGCTACGAGCGGTATGGCGGGAGGGGAATTAAAGTTTGCGAACGCTGGATTCAAGATTTTAGGAATTTCCTTGAGGACATGGGACCAAGACCGGCAGGTACTGAACTAGACAGAATTGACAATGATGGCAATTACTGCAAAGAAAACTGCCGATGGATTACGCATTCAGAAAATAATCGCAACAAAGCCGATAACGTTTTTATTGAATTTGGCGGGCAACGTCGGTGCCTTGCAGAATGGGCCGAGGTTACTGGAATAGGATGGCACACTCTTTTCTATAGAATATTTAAGGGGAACTGGACAATTGCCGATGCGCTCTCGACTCCTGTTAGTAGCATTAAACAGCCCCAATTAGATGATGGGGCTGGAAATGCCACCGCTAGTTTATAGTCGGTGTTACTGGATTACGGTCAAGCACTTAAGTCCGTCAGGCCCGGGCAGCTATCGAGGCCAAGATCCGGGCTGCAACGCTTGTAGAGGATCGGAATCACGCCATGCGGACGCCGCGACTGGAAGGCGCGAACGATCTGGTACTTGTGGAATCCGAAGTCACCCCACACATTGCAGGTGCTATCGAGGACGTAATGCCACTGGAGTTCGCCCATCACGTACTGGGCGTCGAACTTCATGGTGCCCTCACCAACATAACGCTCGGGGACGAGACGCTTGAAGGTGCCCTTCGAGACGAGGAAGCCGACTTCGTACTGGGCGCTGACCCAATCCGGGTTGGTGGCATTCTCGACACCGTAATCGGTCACGGTAGAGACGAGGGGCTCGATGAACACCGGGAAGCCATTGCCGTCAATGGTGTTGAACCGGAGGGGCTGCTGGTCGATGGCCAGCTTGAGGCCGCGATACGGATACTCAATGAAGGCGTACTTCTTGAGGATATCCTTACCCTCGGTGAACGAACCCTGGGTAATACCCAAGAGGTCCTGCTTCACACCCGCTTCATTACGAAGCACTTCGGTCTGGTCCGAAGACGAGATGAAGACGAAGTGCTGGCCGGAACCGTCGCCGAAGAACTCAGGCGAGAGGTTGTCCCGCATATAGTTCGAGAGAACAACGAGGAACTTGTGAGACACCGGGGCGTCAGGAAGCACACCAAGGAAGTTGGTGGACACCTGATTATAGCCGCCGGTCATCACCTGACCGAGGTTAGTAGCGCCAGCGCGCAGAACAACCTTGACGCCAGAAAGGGTCAGAAGCTGATTGCGGATGTCGGACGCATTGATCGTCTTGATCGCGTCCTTAAGGTTCTGCTCGGCAATGCGATAAGAATCGAGCACCGAGTAGCGGGCCTGATTCAAGCAGATGTTTGGCCCCTGACCACGCATGGTCTGGAGCTTCGTGGTAAACTCGGTCTGGCCATACTCGGCCTTCGGGCCCACCGTACCGCACTGGTCGATAGTATCGCTAAACGACGGGCGGGTAAGGCTCTGGTTAGTCACCATTCGGTTCGTAACGAGAGTACGAATGGTCTCACCGGAGTTATTGGGGGTAGTGCCGCCCTCAATGAGGTTGGCGTAAGGATCTTGCAGCGCAATGAACTGGATAAGATCCTGGCGGAGCTTAGCAACTTGGGTAGCGATGCCATCAGACCAGTCAGATGCGGTCAGATCGCAGGTAGCGGGATAAGCCATTGATAGAAATGTTAATCACGTTTGTTGGTGATTACCTCCAGCACATGCTGGGCTCATCACCGGAAATGAAGCACGTATGCTTCGACGTTACAGGATCGTAGCCTGCTCGGTCCCGGCGATGGACTTCTAATCCGCCTTTTGCTTATCCTGCGAGGCAGCTTATCAGGATGAAGCTAGTTGCTGCAAGACGACCTATCTCATATAACTTCCAGCCTGTCAAGCGGAAATCTAACAGCTAGACGATTGGGGTGCAGAACCAATCCCACCGTGGAGGCTCTCCCCACATCTCAAGGTTGTATCCTAAGTCTTTGATAGTTGCTTCAAGCTGTTCTGGCGTGAACCCGCGCTGGCGAAGGCCGTCCGGGTAGACCTCGACGAACAAATATGGCCTGTACTTTAAGATTGTCTTTTTTGAGCCAAGAATAGCAGGAATCTCGCTTCCCTCGCAGTCGATCTTCATCAGCTTCACGCAGGGGAGGTGGAGATCGTCGATCCGCACCGTCTGGAGGCAGGATGGCTCCGTTGTCTCTACCACGCGACGCATCCCATAGTTGGGGCCGGGGCATTCGTAAACCAGCTTTACCCGCTCACCATTGCCTGCCGGAGAGTTGTAACAATGGACGTTGTAGTTTCGGGTGTTGAATTGCAAGCAGACGAAGGCGTCGAAGAAGGGCTCAAAGGCGTATACTTCCGCGTCATACTTCGCAAATCCCTTGGCCGTATCGCCAACGAAGGCCCCGATATCGATCACCACGTCATTTGGCTTCAAATCGCACGCGCGGGCCACTCCCGGGCATTGGTTGTCGATGTCGAGGTCGCCGAGGGCTTCAGCGCGCGGAGGGAAGTTGCAGTCTCCCGCAACGCAGATGTCTCCGAAGGGGAGCTTCGTTAGAATAAAGTCTTTCATGTTTTGCTTAGAAGCCGCTCTCTTACGCAAGGTATTCCAAGCCCGTGCTTTGGGCCGTGATACCATACCGGGAAAATGTCCTGTCCGTACAGGGGGTGGGTCGTGTCTTTGTACCGACGCGGCTCCCAAAGGTAGTCGCACCCCTTCCACGGGCATCGGTCAGTACCGAGCCAGTATTCGCTCCAAATCAACCGAGAGGGGTGCCCGTTTGGAAGCAGCAGGTTTGACAGCATCGCATCCCACCCGCCCTGAGACGGAGGGTTCAGGATTGCGCGATTAGAACCCTTCCAGAAATCTATTCCAATTATGCAGTTGCCATTGATATGCTCGATGTCGCAGTCTCCACGCCTAAGCCAGCAACCCAGGACCTGCTTGCCGCAAGCCTTGTATTCTGCCATCAGCATGTTCAGCCAATCCCTATGCAGCGGAACTGCATCTGACTCGACAAAGAGTATGGCCTTAACGTCAAACTGCTTGCGCCGCGCGATCTTGATGCACTCTCCATAGGAGTCTGCCATCATTTGATTCGGGCCATTGGGCCATCCGGTAGCCTTGCGAGAGGTCGTGTAGGTGAAGACCTTGAACTTCTTTGAAACGTAGTCTACGGTTGCTGAGTCGTGCGTTGTGTCGAACCGCGCCGTGAAGAGCACCGCTACATCGTTCCTGTAAACCGGCTCGATGTCCGCGATGAGCCTAGCAAGCTGCATCATTATCTCCTTGTCCCCATGCCAGTATTGCAAGTTGAGTAGCAACATCTTAGGAAAGAATCTTGCGAATACGCTCGGCATTCTGCGGATCGTTTGGCCACGAATGGTTAGCCCACATCTGGGTCAGCTTCGGATGGGGGTCCTTGGCTTCCTTGTCGTACCCCCGGTCTATCCAATGATAGGCGAAATGCAGGTGCTTGTACGCAAACGCGCCGAGCGTTGGGTACTCAGCAAACGATTGCGGGAAAGCATTTTGCTGCTTTATGACGTAATCGGTAAATGGCGTAAGATGCTGCTGCTCGATATGGTCGCGGGTAAGCCGATAGGTGCGCTTGGGATGGACTGCCGGATGGCGGCACATGGTCTCGTGCGTGCAGTCGAACCGCAGCGCGGCCTCGGTTACAATCTTCCAATAGTAGCGTTCGTTCTGGCGGTGGGCCTTAAGTGCTTCGTATGGCTCGATTAGCAGAACGGGCTTGTCATCTACAAAGTAGTCATCCGGCGTAACTGGCTCGTGCCAGAGGCAATCCGGGTCCATGTGGAGCACGAAGTCCATGTCGGGCATGAATACGTCAGCGTAGCACTTCATGGCCAGATGGTGGACGAAGCCCTTGCCGGGGTACTCCAAGAAGTTCTTGATGAGTACGGGGCAGCCCGGACGGGAATACTTGGCCTCAAGGTAGAGGAATTTGTCTACGTCCCACGCGGGAACCACGATTGTTACGCCGGAGAACCCGCTGGCATATTTGATAAACGACTGCATGGATGGTTCGATCCATGGAAGATCGCGGGCGAACGTGACGTATAGAATTCCTACCTTCCTCATTATTATGCTTTTACGATAAGAGTAGCAGATTGCTTAAGAGGTCCGTATTCCAGCGCCCAGCCGCAGGGCCAATACTCGCTATTAGGATCGCAGTAGATGGCAGACGCCGGATAGCGATCAAGGGGTTGCGGTGGGCTTGCCCAAACGGGGGCATAGATCGGGTCAAGGGGCTGCGGCCCGATAACCTCGTTGATTACTTCGCGTAGGCCGCGTAGCTCTTCGGGCGTAAGCTCAATCTCCTTGTTTCCAACATGGATCTTGATCTTTACGACCTTGACCAGATTCGCCTTATCCATTTTTTGATGCGTTTAGGTAATTTACTAGATTGTCGCAGGCAGATTCAAAAGCGATCTCCTTGTTCTGGTCCTGTGAGCCGTGGATCTGCTTTCCGGCCATCGGGTCGAAGAATCCGTATTTGCTTCCGTCTGGATTCTTAACCATGGCGATTCCCATCCGTCGTGCAGCCAAGGCGATTTCAGCGCAGAACTTTGCTCTTTCCTCGGGGGTTCGCATAGACTTGTTTTGGGATTCCGCCGCAACTTACGTCATGCAGACATGCGGCTACTTGTTCATCCGTGTAATTAGACAATCTACCAGCTTCTCGCTCATGTCGAGCATGAAATACAACCCTCCACGGAGTAAGGTCGAAATACTTCGTGTGCTGCATGTGCCTGCGCAGCCAGCCGTTCATCCAGTTATCCCACATCGCACGACCGCAGGTAAGGAATGGAGGGATGTTGTCATAGATTGCCAGACCGACGCGGCCTGACATGACAAAGAAATCAAGGCCATAGCCATCAACCTTGGCGTCTTTCTTGTCGGAATCGTATTCGTATCGGAACGAGGTCGCAGCCCACGTTTGACCAAGGCGCTTGCCTACATCCAAAACTCCAAGGGCCTCCGGCTCAATCTCGATGTCGGAATTGGCGATTGCGATAACGCTTGAGCGAGTCGTAACGAGCCCTAGGCCTACCATCTCCTTGATTGCTGGAGGGTTGGATTCTGGTATTACAAAGATTGCATTTGCCAACACGAACCCAAGTCCGTCTGCGTCATTCAGGATGATGACGTGATCTGCAATGTCGCCCATCATGGTTACGCACTTCTTCTGGTGCGCAAGCCTCTCTGGACCGCACTCCTTGTTAAAGGACGTAACGATGGCGCTTAGCTTATTCATCCTGCTTGGTGCGCTTGCGTTTTGGGGGCTGTTTAGCTACGGGAGGAGGCGCGATATCATAGGCGTTAACGACGGGGTTTTCTACCGGCTTCGGAGGGTATTTGGCGATTGCGTACTTGGTGGCCTCGAAGTAGCGCGGACGAAGAGTATGCCTGCCAAGCCAAGCGTGGAGCCAACGCCGCCATTCCGATTCTGAGAGGTTCAGACCCATGGGTACGTGGATCATCATCTGGGCGATGATGTTTGCCGTTAAAACGAACGCAATGGGTGTTTCTGAGCCTTCTGGGCCTTTGTCAAACGCGGCCCATGCGTTATGGAGCCTCTTGGCGTCCACCTCTGCCAGAAGCCCTTTCATGTCGCCGCTGAGTTCAACATCCGGGCTTGCGATAATGCAAATCTCGGTTCCCGGGATGCGCAGCATGTACTGGCGGAGAACGTCATCCAAGCAGATGGGCTTGGCGTCCGGCTTAACCTTGTGCCAGAAGAGGCCGAACTTCTGGGGTGGTTGTAGTTTGCTTGAGATGTAAACTCTTGGAGCGACCGCGACCCATGAGGCTACGCGCTCCATCTCTTCGGGCGTATTAGCCCAAGCCAGCGCAGCACCAACTTTGGAACTTGCGATTTGAAAAGGATTTCTAGCTGTCATAAATTAACCTCGCGTGTTTGACGGACCGTAAAAGCACTCTCCTGCATGAAGGCAGACAAGAGAGGCGTCAACATAGGACTGGATTCCGATTTGCTTGCAGCGGCGACCGAAGCTAACGTCTTCTCCAACTCCGACTTGTATCGGGGCAAAGTAGCCGTACCACTTATCGAGCGCCTTGGGCTTGCACTCTGGAAACTCCCCCTTGTCAATGGCTTCCTTGAGCTTCTCGAAGACAGAGCGGTGGATGCGCATGAAGCCCGGAGCGACCCACTCCTCTTGGCGCAGGCCGCGATAGGTTCCATTGCGATACTTCTCGCTCTCTCCCGGGGTGGCGAATGCGGAGCAGCATTGGGCCTTGCCCATAGGAGCACGACCGAAGTATAGGCTCCCGACGATCAGCTTGTCCGCCGGGTGGGACATGAGACGGCTGATGCCGTTCACGCCTGCGATTTCGTTCGGGAGATTGGCCCCATATCGCTTGTTGAACAACTCGGCATTTCCGCAGGGGATAAGCATGTCGTCATCAACAAAGATAAACCAGTTGGAAGTAGTCTTAAGGGCCTTGTCTACCAGGATGTTGCGTGCCTCGTGAATCAAGGTGCGGTTCTCCATGATCATGCCGATCTTCTCCGCTCCGTACTTCGCGTAGTTGGCGAATAGCGTGAAGTGGGTATGGGGGCTAAAGCTTCGGTAGATGGGGACAAGAAGAAGAACGTCCTTTCCTTGCCATGTTGTAAGCTTTTGAGGCTCCGTAGCCTCTGGTTCCTTATAGACCATTTCTACTGCACGAAGCGGAGGGTCCACCTTGCCATTCTTCCAGTTGGACACGCAACCCAAGGACACGCCGAAGAACTCAGCGGCCTTGGTCGTGCCTAGCTCCGTGATCTTGTCGATCACGCATTGGCGGAACTTGGTAGCCATTAGGCTTATTCGTCGTCGGCCGGACGGCCATTCGGGAAGCGTTCGCCACGGGAAGCCCGGTCGGCATACTCCTCAAGGGATGACGGCATACGATCTGCGCTGGAAGCAGGAGGTGCGGCGGCCGCGATTGAGCCCTGCTTGGGAACCGAACTTCCTGCACGCTTGAACTTTGCGGAATCCTCCTTCAATTTGGCGTTCTCGGCACGAAGGGCTTCGAGTTCCGATTTGAGGCTGGCGGCATTCCGGCGTTCGGCGTAATAGCGAACCGAGTCTTCAACGACCCCCAAGAGACCATTGAGGTCCTTTGTGGCGATGGCCTTCTTGAGGTACGCCTTCATTTGGGAGTTGTATTTGTTGTACTCTTCGGCTGCGGCCTTTTCTTGGGCGGTAGCCTTTTCGTCAACAACGCGGTCCTTGAATAAGTCGGAGCCTTCTAGGCTCTTGCGCCAATCCTCTACCTGCTTGGTAGCCTCTTCGATTGCCTTTTGCTGGGCCTCTTGGGCTTTCTTGGACTCAGCTTCGCGGGAGGTGAACCATTCGTTGGCCTTCTCCTGCTGTTCCTTGTAGAAGCGTTCACGGTCACGACGGGTCTGGAACTGCTCAACCATAGCGGCCTCGATAGCCTTGCGCTCAGGAAGCGGAAGGATCTGGAGGATACGGTCGGCAACTTCCATGGCAGGTACGGCTTTTACGCCACCCTCGCCATCGGGGAGTTCCATGACGCGATTAGAGGCCGCGAACTTCTCCCAGCCCCCCTCCTCCTTGATGATGCCAAGGAGGGCTTCGGAGGCATTGCGCTTCTTAAGGGTCGAAAGGATAACATCTTCCGCCGAGGAGATGCGGTCGTCGAACTTGGTCTTAACCTCAGGGTCCTTATCAAGTTCATACCGCCTCCGGTACATGGCGAGTTCGTCAAGCTGGGCCTTGATCTTCTCGTCCGTAGCGGGATCGACCGTCTTGACCTCGGTGAGCTTCTTTTCGAGTTCGGCAAGCTTGGTGGCCTTTTCGTCTCGCTCGCGCTTGGTGGTCTCCGCCATCGTCTCCCACTGCTTGACCTTGCTCCAAAGCTGCTTGATGCGCTTTACGGTTTTGGGCTTGTCGTGGGGGCTAGGCTGGAGATCTTCATCGGGAAGTTCGGGCTCCGTTTCGGCAGCCTTCGTCTCCTCCGCTGGCTTGGCCTTCTCTTCGGCCTTCTTTTCGGTCGCCTTGAGCAACGCGGCCCGGGGATCGTCCTCTTCTGGAGTCTTGGTCTCCTCTGGCTTCGTTTCCTTGGCCGTTTCCGTCGCTTTTACGGCCTTTTCTTGCTCGGTTGGTGTCTTGGTAGCCTCAGGGGCAGGATCGGCCTTCTTTTGCGGTTCTAGGGCCGTTTCTGACGATTTCTTCTCGAAGTCGGCAATGCCCTCCTTTGCGGTACGGCCCTGGCTCTTTGCCTCCGCCATCGCGTTTACAACATCAGCCAGCAAGCTCGGCTCTGCCGTCTTGCCGGAAGTATCGAGTACCTCCGTAGTCTCCTGCTTCTTCGTAATTGTAATGTCTTTCTCGTCTGGCATAGGTTATGTTTTAGTCGTTTGATTCGTCTTTCGCGGGCTTGTCTTCGACCGCGATTAGCTCCGTGATGTTGTCCAAGCACTTCTGGTAGCCTTGGGCATATCCGCCGTCGTAGATCATCTCATGCGGCTGGCCCTTGACTACGGCAGGAACGCGCTCCCGAAGGATAAGCATCCCCTCGACTCCCGGCTCAGTAAGGAGCCACTTTCGCCAAGCAAGCTTGGTCGAGCGTTTTAATTCTGTACTCACGTTTTGTTATACTGCTCCGCTGGCAACCAACTGCTGGGCTTGGAGTTCCGCCTGCTGCTGGGCTTGCGCCGCCTGCTGGCGAATCTGCTCCTGCTGCTTCAATTGGTTCAAAAGGTCTTCTGCCTGCGAAATGAATTGTTTCTCCGCGTTGATTTGGTCCTTGGGCAACGTCTTCTTGTTCACGCCCTGAGACCAATGGGCTGCGTAGTGCTGGAGTTCAAGTTCCACATATGGGATGTTAACTTGGTCCTGCGTAAGCTTTTGCTCAAGACGCGGCTTGAGGGTCTGCATGTGCAGCCAATCGTTGTCGCTCGGGAGAACCGGCACAGGGTCGCCATTGGCCATCGCAGCGCATTCAAGAATCTGCTGGCGCTGAGCGGCAAGCTGGTCGGTCTGGTCGCCGTCCGGCACTACCAACGTGTCGATAAAGCGTTCATCGCCCACGCCCTCTGCCATAGTACGGGCCACCGCACTTTGCTTGAACAGGGGGTTATTTACAACGGAAGCCGCAAACGCTGCCCGTTGCTGGGCTTTGAACTCCGTAAAGTCCATGACCGACTTGACCGGGTTCTGGTTTACCAGAAGATCAATCTCCTCTTCGGTCAACTTTTCAAGAAGGGTCTGCTGGGTCTTGAGCGCGACCGAATCGGGCGAGTTAGGGTTGCAAAGCCGCCGGGTTACGCCACGCATGAAGACCGCGAACTGGACTAGCCAATTCTCCAAGAGGGCTTCCTGCAACTCCTTTTCATTCGCCATCGCGGCATTGATCTGGGCCGCTTTGATGTCCGAAGGTTGGAGGGGGATCGGCGGAACAAACGCGCCAATCTTCTGCTGGGCTATCTGCGTAAGCTTCTGGTCAAGAGCCTCATAACCCGCGACATCTGATGTAATGCCAGCCGTGTTTCCAGCGAATTGAGCGCCAGACACAATAAGAAACTGGTCGTTGATGGACAGCTTGACATCGTTTACATTCTTGGCGTCGGGTACTTGTGCCTTGATCTTGTTGGTCAGGCGAATGTTGTCGATAGAATCGCAGCGGACCTTTTCAACTTGGACGGAAAGATCGTAAAGGATTTGGCCAGCGCCCCACGCTCCATGGATCGTGCCGTCTCCGTAATCGAAGACCATCGTATTGACCGCATCCGCCATTGACGGGTACTGGTCTAGGAATTCATAGAGCAGCCGCGCATCGTCACCTGCCGATCCATTTGCCGATGATGCAACCGTAGGAGCAGAGTCGGAAAGCAGCACGTAATGAGATACTGTTCCGGTAGTCTCCTTGACAAGCAAGTGCCACGCCTGGATGACCTTAGCTCCTCTCGTATAGGTCAGGCTCCACGCGGATTCGCGGATCATGTCCTCATACGTCCGCATCGACTGGCGAGTGTCCTCAAGTGCTGGCGCTGTAGCGGCGTTGATGGCGGTCACGACGTTATCCCTCTTCCATTCATCGCGGCCGGCAGCTACGTTCTTGCGCAGAAGGTCAAGCAACTCATGCGGCTTGTAGTTCCATTTCGCCAAGAAGAACTCTGCCTCCTCCAAGACCTCCGTGCCCTTCGGTACGAAGCCGCGATCCATCCGAATCAGGGAAGGTCGCCAGTCGTAATCGTCGAACCAGACGTTGTGGGCAAAGCCGTAGTAGCAGACTTCCCGGGCGAGCCCGCGCACGTAGAAGTTGAACTTGGGCCAGCTTCGGAAGGTATCGGTAATCGTTTGCCGGAAGTGCTGGGTCTTTTCTTGGCCGTTTGGCCAGTTCGCAGGCAACTCCGCAGCGGTAAGATACTTAGCCGTTTTAATCGGCATGTAGAAGCGCGGGACGACCTTGCTGCACTCGGTAGCAAGGAAGCCGGTGGAGACGTTGGTCTTGTAATCCTTGGCATTCTGCTTGAGTTTTGCTTGGTTGTAAGGACGCTCGCCGTTCACCTTTGCGGTGATTCTGGCTGCGTTCTTAATCAAAACCTTGCCGTCCTCAATCAGCGTCTCGCATACGGAAGCCGCTTGCGATACGCTAGTAATGACGCGATTCTCCACCTCCAAGTCCTCATTTACCTTCGGGGGTTCACCCGTACTATCGTTGAGAACCTGATTCGAGCCTTGATTATCCGCCATTTAAGTCTTGTTAAAATTGCTCAAGACTACATTGGGCCTATCTTTTGGTGAAAATCAAGACTTTTCTACAACTTCTGGCTTATCCGGCACGGAAATAGGGCCTGACGGTATTCCGGATCGTATGGAACTGGTAGGAGTCGCCATTGAACCACATGTGGACAGCGGCCTCTTCGCCTTCTCCAAAGCGTTGTTTATCTAGCAAAACCTTGGCGTCGGGCTGATCAATCCACTTGGCGATTGTCTCGTTATCGGGCGGCATGGCGGCGCGAGCCTCGTCTAACTTATGCTTCTTCAGCTTGTTACGCCACCAGATGACTACATTGAATGCGGCATTTGTAATGTCGGAAGAGCCTGCTACGTCTGCCTTGGTAGGAGTAGCGTACTCGTTACCGTTCATCGTCTTGCGCGAGTGGGCAACCAAGATTACGTGCGCCCCGGTATTGTTGCAAAAGGTTGTCAGCTTATCGGCGAAGTCGCGCTGAACCCCGAAGTCGGCAGGATCAAGACCGCACTTAAATAGCGAGTCGATGATGAATACGTCGATGCCGTGGCGCTTGCGGGCGTACTCCATGGCGTGCATGAGGCGCTTGACCGACACGGTTCCGATGCAGTCCAAAAAGAACATACTCTCGCTAATCCACTCGCAGCAGCCATTAACCTCTGCCGGAGCCGAGTTTCGCTTGCCCAAGGCGCAGCGGGTCATGTTGTAAAGGGTAAGGGCCGGCTTAACCTCAAGCGAGGCGTCCATAACCTTAACTCCCTGCTGGATAAGATGAAGCGCAAGCTGGTTGAGACCTATCGTGTTATGGGTCGGAACCATATTCTCTCCGGCGAGATATAGGTGGCTCGGTGAATCGACCTGAATGCACTTGACCGGAACCGATTCGACCGGGACCACGCCGGTAATATACCGATACTCCCGCACGCAGCTTCGCTTGAAAGTAGCGTACTTCTCGGCCTTCCGCTTTAAGTTGAATGGATTGAAGTGAGCGACAAAAGTCATTCTATGCCGGTTGGCGCACTTCTTGTCGTAAAGGAACGCCTCTCGTTCATTCACGGTAACACGTATGCCCAAGCCAACAAGCAAATCCTTAATGTCTGCGGCTAGATCTGGAAGGCTTGTAGAAAACTCAACTCCGCCGTTGTTGCTAGCATGGCCATCAGTGTCTAAAAGTCCACGCAGAAGCTCGATTCTTTGCTCTATGGAAGCGCGCAAGTATTGAGATGGAATACGCTTATTCTGAATTAACCCAAGGCTCCTAAGTTTGCTTGTTAAGCCAACAATCCTGTAATTTGGGGCAGAAACGTAGTTAAGCGTCTGATTAAATGTCAGCTTTCTCTGGTAGCACGAATAGCCTAAGCCTGCAATTCTCTCAATTATTTCAATGTCCTGCTTGTGATTGGTAATCATACCCTCCCGCGAAAAGCCATCACCAAGCCACGCACCAAGCAGATATGGCGCGATTGGGAGGTCGGCCGCTGGAAGATCGAGCGGTTTCGTTGTTGGTATGGCATGGGCGAGGTGCCCTCCATCGCCCCAGCGTGAGAATGTTATGCTGTTCTTAATTTGCTCGGTTGTAACAACATCTGGCTTAACCATCTTATGTTTTTGAGGATTATGCCTATTGGTCTTACGAGGGCGTTTGTCTCCGCGTTGCTGGCGCGACCACGAATTGCGAGCTGTTGGCGACCACGTTTCCCACAGGTGCTCCCGATCTGCAATTATAGAAGATCCGTCAGAAAACTCTACGCGATAGCAGTCTCGGTTAAGTTGCACCGGCGTTGCGAATACTACGTTGCAGACCTTCCCGTTTTCATCAAAAACCTTGTCTCCGGGGAATAGCGCGCCCATGGTAGTCCATCCGGTTGGCGTCGGAATCTTTGTGTCAAGGCTTAGTGCTTTTCCGGACCCAGAAAATCCGCTTAGGATGGTGAATTCGCCCTTACGCACACGCCAAGGAAGCGCAGGATACCAAGGGGTTTCCCAGCCACGCTTGCTCCAGTCGCTTGTATAGAAGTCTATTACCTCCTTCGTATATTCACGCGGACGCTTGATTTCATCAAGTTCGATGGGCTTGGCGTTCGACAGGAAGCAGAGCATCTGGTCGCGCGTGACGCCTTCGCATAGACACTCGTTAACGTCCTTGCGTGGCAAGGAGACGATGTAGCAGCGATGGAGGCCGAGGCGCTTGCAGAGTTCTGGCGCAGCAGCCTGACCCGGATCGTCCATGTCCATGCACACGTTGATGCGCTCGAAGCGTTGGAGCCATTCCCAGTCGAGGTCGATCCACTCCATGTCCGATACGCCGTTTGGAATAGAGACCGCAGGGACTCCCATGCTATGCATGGACAAACTATCAATTTCGCCCTCAGTGATAGTTAACTCGGAAATGTTGTCATCAATCAGGTGCTTTCCGTATAGGCACTTCTTTGTGCCCTTGGTCGCCCAGCACTCCTTTTTGCCGTTAGGACGCTCAAGCTTAAGGTACTTGCGGTGGACGCAGACCTCCTTGCCCTCGGGGCTCTTTTCCAAGAATGGGAATACAACCGCGTCTCCCTCGTCGGTCTCGCAGACCTTGGCATTGGCGACTACAATCGGGTCTAACCGCCGTTCGACTACGAGGTAGTCCATGGCCGGGGTGTTGGACTCGGCAATTCGTACTCCGCCGCGCTCGGGCTTGGCAAAGGTCTTCTCGTGGTGGCGCTTGATGCCGAAGTCCTCATCCTTGACCCCAAGGAACTCCTTGGCAATCTTGATGGCCTCGGGAAAGGTCGTTTGCTTCGCTTTAGCGATGAGCCAAAGGAAGGTGGCGCCCTTGGTATGGTCGGGGTCGGCAAAGTCCTTAAAACGGCCCGCAGCGGCCCCTGAGAGGGTAATGTGGAGCGACTCTCCCGCAGTTCCGTCAAGCCCCCCAACGAAGAACTCATGGCCCTTTACTTTGCCATTTGGGAACAGCCAAGCGCATAGCTCTTGGCCCCTGTCGATCAGAAGACGATTCAATTCGCAAGCGTCAATCATATTATATGCTATTCCAGGTTTTTCTTTTTGCGATTGCGGTCACGTTGGACCTAGACACCCCATAGCAAGATGCTATATCGCAATTTCTTGCTCCCAAAGCTAATAACACCCTTATATCAAGAACATCATTTTCGTTAAGTTTTGAATTAAAATGGTCCTCACCTGCGCCCACGACGGCAAATGAAAACTTTCCGTTTCTAATAGCGTCATCGGTATTGTCTTGCGGGCTGCCCCACGCAAGGTTTTCTAAACGATTGTCGGTTTTTATGTCATTCAAATGTCTAACGTGTGCTCCGCGGAATGGTTCAGGCCCAAGAAACGCCTCTGCTACACAGCGATGTACTTTTCTTACGATAGAACGCCTAGGGCTCTTTAGCATTCCGGCTCCGAATGCCAAGTAGCCGCGCAGTAACCTTGTTTTGATTGCCTTAAAGCAGCCGCTCCTCCCCTCCTGCACAATTATACGGCCAGTCCTATTTACAAAAAACCTAGGTGCTGAAGGTATCGGATGGTATCCATCTGGCAGTACCTCATAAATCATAAAATTGGGGGTCCCGTTTCAATCCTTATACGGGACCGCGATGGAAGACAGTTACGAGGGACAAACACTAAACCCCCGAAGGATATACACCGCACCTTTCTAGCGTCCCATGATTCTTAGGAAACCCAGCACTCTTCGTGCTTGTCGCCGTCTTTCGCATGGGAATGCGCTTTTGCATCTTCAATAAAAGTAAATACGCTTAGGTCTGCTTTGTGGAGAGAACAAAACCCTAAATCAGAGGGGATGTCAACTCCCTTTCGGAGTAAATACGCACGCTTGCGAATCTCCTTGTCCTCGCTGCTCTTGTAGTTTTCAAGGGAGCGGTTGTACGGGCATTTCTTGCAAACCTCCCAGCGTCTTTCGGCATCCTTGGTCACGATGACCTTCTTCGGCGGGTTCCTCCAAGTATCGAAAACCCATGAGCGCCAGGAGTTTCGCTTGGCATCTCCCTCTTCTTTTGTCTCTGCGCCGTCGGCTACTACCATGTAGGGAAAGTTCTTGGCGTAGAAGCGAAGAACGTCCTGGGAGGGTTCGCCTAGCGGTAGGGCATTCGTGATTCGGAAATTGCGAATCTTTTCGACTACCTCATCGAAGGTGTCGCCGCGAAACATCACCCCATGGTCGGAGAAGTGGTGGCCTCCAATTGGGCTGCGATGCTGATCCTTGTTATACCTCAGCATAGCGCCAAAGTCATAAACTCACGCTTGCTCTTGTCGAGCGTTCCCCACGGCGGGCCGTCACGAACGTCGATCATCTCCCATTGAGTATAGCCGTCAAGATTTCGCGCTGGCATCAAGACTGCATGAGCGCCATGGGCCGCACCTCCGCTGTCCCGGATGATAACGTTCATTCCATCTGGGCAGTCTTTGATCATTTCGCGCAACCTTCCAATAGTAAGAGTCATTTTAGTATTCGTCGCTACCGCTGGCGCAAAGGGAGTCCTCTGCGTCGGAACCCATCATCTTCTTGACGGGGGTAAATTTGATCTCGGCCTTGTCGTTGACGCTTTGCTTGGTGTCCTGCTGCTCTACGAGACCGGGCAGAACCTTGGAGCGTAGACGAACGGCATGGAGAAGCATCATTACGCTATCAGCTTCGTCTGGAGAGCCTTGCGCATTCCGCGCCATGTAATCCTCCTTCTTCTCAACCTTGATTCCCTTCGTAGTGGCTGGCTTGTACCTGCGGGCGGTAAGTTGGGTCTGGAGGGGTTGACTCGGGATAATTGGATTGATGAGAATCGCGCGGCAGGACGGATCTAGCCATCTGCGAAACGCCCACCACATCTCGGACATCACTCCATCGCATTGCTTATCAGCACCGTCCAAGTCGTCTGCCGTGATCTTGCTCTCGGTTGCCTTCTCGTTCCACGAGACTGAAATGATCTCGCCGAAGACCTTGCGTAGGTGGCCGCTCACGCCAAAGCCCATTCCGGTAGCGTCCAGCGCGACGTTCTCTGGTTTCAGCCCAAGCGACCGCGCCTTGCCCATAATCTCCTCCGACATCGTAATCACGTTGTCGTGCTTGGAGAGGGGTATGATTTGGTCGATTTGCAGGACGTAGCGCGGCTTGTCCTCCGTAATGTTCAGGCGGTTCTTGAACTTGATAAACTTCCCAAATTGGTCACGATAGCCGGATGCCTTGCCCCAGCGGCCGATTGCCATTTGGGCCGTATCCTTGCCCATAAACGCAAGATCAACTCCGGCAAAGTCTTCTGGCGTCTCAACGAAGGTGGCCTCTCCACGGGCCTCAGTCGGCCACGTCGGCGGAATCACAACATCGACTGTTCCCTTGATCGGTGGCCAGCCCCTTGCAAATGTGAGGTAGTTCGGCGAATTGTCTCCTCCAGCCTTTAGATAGGAAAGGTATCCCTCGTAGGTTTGAAGGCCGGGATAGATTACCTTGCGCTGGATGACATTCTCGCACTTAGCGGCATCGAGACGGCATACCGACCATCCGGCCTTCGACTCCCAATTATAGCGCGTGTCAATTCCTTCTATCGTCCATCCATCGTCCGGCTCTGCAAGCTGGACAACGTATTGGGCAAGTGATTCTGGGTTGAAGGCAACCGCGATTTTAACTAGCTCACTGCCTGACTTTGAGGCGATAAGGGAGTTGAAGTCTTTGAATGGACCATTCGGCCAATTCTGCCCCTCGTCGCCGAGTACGCGCAACCGCGACATGTAGCCGAATTTCGGATGGGCGACTTTGCGAACAGGCTTCGCCTTGTAGCCCTTAAACTGACCAGACGTTTCCTGCGATTGCTTAAA